GAGAAGAAAAATAGATTAGAATTTATAGAAGAAGAAATTAAAAAAGTACAAACAAAACAAAAAATACTTACACAAAAAGAAAAAGAATTAGAAAAACTGGCCAATGAAAAAGATTGGGAAGAAGTAGATAAAGACACTAATAAATAGTAACATGACAACAATAAACTCATTAAGTCGTCAACCTACAAAACTAGACTACGCTTCACCTACACAATTTAAGTTTAGTATTCTTAAATTACCTAAGGTAGAATATTTTTGTACTGCAGTAAACATACCAGGTATAGAATTATCAGGCACTTCTCAAGCGACATCACTAAAAGATATACCTATTCCAGGAAACAAATTAACATATGAACCACTACAAATGAGATTTATCGTAGATGAAAATTTAGAAAACTTCCAAGAGATACATGGTTGGTTAGTAGGTCTAGGTTATCCTAGAGATCACGCAGAATTTCAAAATCTACTAGCGTCAGGCACAGATAGATTCCCTGGTAGAGGTACCGCTGTTAAGACTGAACCTGGAAAAGATAGAAATGCGACAGCAGATACGGGTGGTACTTATTCAGATGCGACTTTGACTGTTTTGTCAAGTAAAAACAACGCTCAGGTAGAGATAAGATTTAGAGACGTTTATCCTACAGGTTTAACAGGACTACAATACGATCAACAAGCGGCAGATGTAGATTATCTAACAGCAACTGTATCATTTAACTATTTGGTATATGATTTTGCGAGTGTAGGGTCATCTACTACAACCGTAACCACGTCATAGACTTTACAAAACAACGTTTTTGTGATAGAATATATATTATGGAGTTATTATGGATTTAGAACAATTACAAGATTTGGCTGAAAAAGACCTTAAAATTAATGATACCGAGTTAGACCTCGAATCACTTAAAACACCTCAATTACATAACAAGTATTTAAAGTTTTTGAATAAGTGGAAGTTATTACAAACTAAAGCGAATACAGATTATTATAAATTAAGAAAAGAAAAATGGGAATACTATACAGGTAAAGCACCTCAACAAGTATATGCAGAAAGACCATTTAACTTAAAGATATTAAAAACAGATATAGACAAGTACATGGAATCTGATGATGAACTTGTTAAACTTAAATCAAAAGTAGAGTATATTCAAACAGTAATAGATTTTTTAGATAGCACAATTAAACAAATATCAAATCGTGGTTTTCAAATCAAAAATGCTATTGACTGGAGGAAATTTACTAGTGGCGCTATCTAATGGAAATACAACAACTACAAAAAGGCGTACCAATCTACGCCACTAAATTACCAAAAGAAATCATAAGAGAAATAGATAAGTGGATTGTTGATTGTAAAAAAATCAAAAAGCATAAACTATCATATCTCAAAGAACACGATAATGTCGGTACTGAAGGTAATGCTTATCAAGTAAGTATTCCTAAAAGACATATTGATGATGGTTTTTTTCTATCTTTTTTAGTTAGATTTTGTTCTAACGTTTTTGGTGGTTCTCATAGAGACTATTATATGAGAGATTGGTCGGGTCATTTTGATGGTTATGATATATGGGCCAATTTCGCATACAAAGATAACTATAATCCTGAACATAATCATGCTGGTAATATATCAGGTGTTATATATTATAAAAATAAAGACCGTATTCAAACATTATTTACAGCTCATAATATAGCATATGAAGGCGATGAGGGTACAATGATTGTCTTTCCATCTGATACATGGCATAAAGTAGACCCACAAAAATCAAAAAAAGAAAGAATTACAATAGCGTTTAATCTACACAAATATGACCGTAACTAGATATTTAATTATAGACAAAGTGAGTGAAGTGTATCTAAAAATAGAAGCAGACGCTGATATTAGACGAGAACTTGGTGAGTATTTTACATTTGAAGTGCCTGGTTTTAAGTTTATGCCTCAATATAGAAATAGAGTTTGGGACGGTAAAATTAGATTGTTCTCATATGCGACTGGTAAGATATATGCTGGTCTATATCCGTACATAATAAACTGGTGTAAAGAAAATGATGTACAAATAGTTGATGGCTCTAAAATACAAGATACGAAAGTTGATGATACTAAAATCAACGATTTAATCAAAGCGCTTAAATTACCACACGAGGTAAGAGATTATCAAAAAGAGGCATTTAGATATTCAATAGAAAAGAATAGGTGTTTACTTGTATCACCTACGGCATCTGGTAAATCTCTCATAATCTATCTTATGTTAATATTTAATCTATTGCGATTAAAAGATAGTAAACAAGATAAGGTCCTTATTATAGTGCCCACTACATCGCTTGTAGAGCAGTTATTTAAAGACTTTAAAGATTATGGTTATAATAGTGAGAGAAACGTACATAGAATATATCAAGGCCACGAAAAAGAGACAAACAAAAGAGTCGTAATATCTACTTGGCAATCTGTGTACAATTTACCAAAGAAGTGGTTTAGTGATTTTGGTATGATTATAGGTGATGAGGCACACTTGTTTAAATCTGTATCACTCACAAAATTAATGACTAAATTAGAAAAGACAAAATATAGAGTTGGTCTAACAGGAACGCTTGATGGCAGTAAGACACACAAACTAGTATTAGAGGGTTTGTTTGGTGCCGTAAATAAAGTTGTATCTACAAGTGAGTTGATAGAGAAAGAACAATTGGCTGATCTAAAGATTATATGTTTAATATTACAACACGATAAGACTGCAAGAGATTTTTTAAAAGATAAAACATACCAAGAAGAAATGGACTATCTGGTATCAAACGAAAAGAGAAATAAATATATAAGAAATTTGGCGGCTTCGCTAAATGGTAATACACTATGTCTATTTCAATATGTGGAAAAACATGGGAAACAATTATATGAAACTATACGAGAACGAGCAACAGACAAAAAAGTCTTCTATGTCTATGGAGGAGTTGAAGCCGATGAAAGAGAAAAAATTAGAGAAATCACAGAAAAATCTGACAATGCGATTATCGTGGCTTCTTATGGAACTTTCTCCACAGGCATTAATATACGGAACTTGCATAACATTATTTTTGCTAGTCCTAGCAAGTCAAGGATAAGAAACTTACAAAGTATCGGTAGAGGTTTAAGACTAAAAGATAATAACTCGGCCGCTACGCTATATGATATTGCCGATGATGTGTCACACAACGGTAAAGAAAATTATACCTTACAGCACTTTAAAGAAAGAATAAATATATACAACGGAGAGGATTTTAATTACGAAATCCATAACGTGGAGTTATTTCATGGTTCAAAAAAAGACAATAAGTCCAATTAAGATTATTAAGTTAATCAATGGTGATGATATTGTATGCGCTTTACCCGTAGAACAATTACCAGATAAATCACCTATGTTGAGATTAAGTAAACCTCTTCAGGTTAAATATATACCACAATTAACAGCGATGGGTCTAAAAGACTATGTTGCGCTGATTAAGTGGAGCCCATATACACCAGATCGTATTATTACTATTCCTAAAGATAAGATAATGTCAATTGTAAACGCCAGCGGCGAAATGACAAGAAGTTATGAGTTTGTTGTTAAGACTTATGACAGACCTGAACCAGTTGTAAAAAAAGAGACACCTATGTCATTTAAAAGAGAGAGATTGAGTGACGAAGATAATGAGAGAATTAATGAAATATTTGATGAGTTTGATGATGATTTTATTCCTAAAAAAACTATACACTAATAGACTCTATCCTCAGCCATCGCTCTACAAGCTCTATTATATACAGAATTATGAAAAAGTCAACCTTCAAACGTAAAATTTTTCCACTTCCTAAGCAGTGGCAAATTGGTCAAATCATACCGATCTCAAAACTATCTAAGGCGATAAAAAGTCTTATCAGGGTTGACAAAAAACAAGGAAAGTAGTATATTAATATTATGAGTAAAGCAAAAAAAGAACACTACGTTAATAACAAAGAATTTTTAGAGGCGATGAAAGCCTACAAAAAAAGTGTAAATAAAGCGAAAAGAGAAAAGAGAGAAAAGCCACCAGTCACAGATTATATTGGTAGTTGTTTTCTAAAGATTGCGAATCACTTATCATATAGACCTAACTTTATAAATTATACATTTAGAGACGATATGATTAGTGATGGTATTGAAAATTGTTTACAATATCTGGATAATTTTAACCCTGCGAAATCTAA